CCTCATCAGCGGCTAAATTTCCCCTCCCTATATAGTGGCACCTGGTTTTCGGATTGGGTGCCACTCCCCGCCTCCTGCGGCCCCGTGTCATCTTGACACGTTGTTCTACTTCCAACTAGGTTCCCTGTGGAGCAGAAACCCCACAACAGGGAGTAAGAACACATGACCCCAGGACCGCTCACCTCTACAGGCATCGTCCCGCCCGTAATCACCAGCGTTTTCGCCAACGTGATGCTGGCGCGTGGATTGCCGTTCCTCCACTACAGCCGCCCTGCGCGGCGCAAGTCCATGCCGTCAAAGTCCGGTACGTCGATGACGTTCCGCAGACTCGCGGCTCTGCAGACCAAGGCCACTCCGCTGGTCGAAGGGACTCCGGGAACCGGCAAGCAGCTTTCGAAGACCGACATCGTGGCGACCCTGTATCAGTATGGGGATTACCTCACGATCACCGACTTCTTCGAGATGACGGTGGAGGATGCCGTTCTGGCGGATGGGGCGCGGGTGCTCGGGGAGCAGGCGGGTCAGTCCATCGACATCGTGTTCCGCAACGTCGTGGCCGCAGGCACCTCGGTGTCCTACGGTGGTGGTGCGGCTTCGCGGTCGGCCCTGACGGGCTCGAGCCACAAGGTCGATGTCCCGGCCCTGCGGCGCTTAATCCGCACCCTGCAGAACAACAACGCTCGTCCCTTCACTCGCCTTATCAACGCGATGGACGGGTACGACAGCCACCCGGTGCGGGAGGCGTATTGGGCGGTCACCGATCCTGCGGTGATCTTCACCCTCAACGACCTGCCGGGGTGGATTCCGGTGGCGAACTACGCCAGCACCGATGGTATGCTGCCGGGTGAGGTGGGCTCCTTCGAGGAGCTTCGGTTCCTGAGTTCCACTCAGTCGCCGGTCTACACCGGAGCCACCAACTCCGGGGCCACCTGGGATGCGACTTCGGACATCCAGAACGACGGCACTTACACCGATGTCCACGTCATCGTGGCCTTCGGAATGGACGCCTTCGGCATCGTTCCGCTCGACGGCAACAGCTTCGAGAACATCATCCATCCGTCGAACTCGGGCGGGCCGACCAACCCCATGAACCAATATGGAACGATGGCTTGGAAGCGCACGGGCGCACAGGTCATCCTCAACGACAACTTCATGACCAGGCTGGAAGTAGCGGTCGCCAACGTCAATCCGTAAGCGCGGCTGAGACAAGGAGAAACGCCAGTGCTCAAGATCGTAGAATTCATCTCGGCCTCCACCGCAGGGATCGTGAACGTGGAACTCGGCTTCGAGCCGGATTTCGCAATCTTGATCCAGGCGCACGCTGCGACCAACCCCAACCTCTACCTGTGGGCCAACTCGAAGTACGCGGGCTCCAGCGTGGCGGCTGGTTCGGGATGGCCCGCCCTCCTGTCGTTGCTGATTACCGGCTCGACTGGCGTGGTCACTCGAGACACGACCGGCATCGGTGTGTACGCGGGTGGGGACACGGTGGCATCCGACGAGACGAACAACACCGCTGGGAAGCATATCGACCTGGCAGGCGATCCGGCCTCTTCGGGCCACGTCACGGCCCCGGGGCTCAGTATCCCCGCCGACCACCAGACGAACAGCGGTCGCAACCTGTTGCTCGCCTTCAAGGAAGACGGAGGCTACTTCGTCAGCGTCCAGGCGTAACGAGTAACCCAAGAAAGGAAGTGTATGGCTCGCACCAAGCGCACCCCTGGTGACGTAGTTCAACGCATCGCCAACGTCGCGGAAGCCCTCAAGCGGAAGAACCCCGATCCCCCCGTGGACACCTACGTGGGCGGGGACCCCGCCGAAGAGGAGGAACGCGATTTCAAGGCGGCGAAGGTCGCCGTTCAGCACGCCGAGGAAGCGGAAGCCGAACTCAAGCGTCTCCGTGAGGAGAACGAAAGGCTCCGTCTCAAGGAGGAGCAGTACAAGAACCTCCACAATCGGTGGGTTCTCGGGGACTATTCTGACCTTCCCGATGAGCACCCCTTCGAGCTTCTGGTCCACACGGGTTTCGATGCCTTCGGGGGTTGCAACGAGCCCTTCATCGAACCTCAGATTAACGGCAAGAAGTATCCGATTCTCAAGGGGAAGCCGATTCGAGTTCCCCACTTTGTCGTCAAGCACCTGAGCAACCTCAAGATCGACGACGAGACTACCTACGCTGGTCCCGATGGGCAGCCGGTGACCATCCACGAATACACTCGGCGCTTCGCCTTCACGGCTCACCCCGTGTACGGGGAAGCCGAGTAACGGGAGACGCATTCGATGAAGCCGAGTCAACCAAAAGAAGCTGGCAAGAGCCTCAAGCCACCCGGCCAGGGGAATCTCGGCACCCCCGAGAAGAACCCCGGGGGCCGCATGAAATCTTCGGACGAGGGGGCCATCTCCTCGAGCCCGGGCGCAAAGCGGGTCGATGAGGGTCTACGTTCTCCCTTCGCGGCAGGTTTGAAAAGCGGAGGCAAGGGCCAGAGCGTCTACGACGCGGTTGCCCCACTCGGTAAGGGAAAGTAAGGATCGGAGGCTCACGGTGAATAAGCAGAGATTTCTTTCGGGACTCGTCATCGGGCTATTCATCGCCGGTAGCGCCGCAATCGGCGCGTCGATGGTGGATCATGGCCTTTTCGGTGATCTGTACGTCAATCGCTCCGTCTGGATCGGCAAGAAGGATTCTTCTTCGGGCCGAGCAGCTGGCGACCTGACCGTTGGCAACGACCTGTTCATCGGCTCCACGCCCCGCAAGGCTATCGGATCTGACAACCAGGTATTCGGCGCGGTCCCCGCAACTCAGACTATCGCCGCAGGCAATACGGTCACCGCAGACGCGTGCGGAGGCGTGAAGAACGTCACGGCGGCGGGCGCGGTCACCACGGACACCACGAACACCTTTACGGCTCCTGCTGCAGCCAACAAGGGTTGCGTCATGCAGGTGTGTAACGTGGGCTCGAACGCGATCACTCTCGACGACAACGCGCTCTTTGCGGGTAGTGGCATTGCCGGGGCAACGCCCGGTGATACGGTGCTCGGTGCGGACGACTGTGTTGCCGTGGGCTCAAGCGGCTCGATCTGGCGACAGTTGGCTCCTGGTTCTCAGAACTAAGCGCACATGGCACGTCGCGCTCCAAAGACCAATCCCCACTACACGAAGCTCCACGAAGTTTTCGTGAGCGGGGCGCGTTCGGGTCAAGAGGATGTTCCACTCGCGGTCGGGTGCAATCCTCCGCTGCCTTACGACACGCCTCCTTCGGAGGCTGAGAAGGCACGGAGGATGGCCGCGATGGGTAATCTTACCCCTCAACCTGCCTCTCCGGCGTCCCGGGGACTCTCTCGAGAAGATCGCCTGAGAGCCCTGAATAGCGACGCTTCTAGCCGCCCCGAGGATCGGAAGCGTCTCCACAAGATGATCCTCGATGACGCGGCATCGACAAGGGGCTTCTAAGTCCACCCTGCTTCATATCTTCTTCGTCGCCGGAGCCATGAGTGGCGGGCACGAAGAGGAGGATACGCAGGTTTCCTGCAACCCCTCCGTGAGCGCTCGACAACGGCGTTTTATGGGGGCAGAACTCCGGCGTCTCCGTGAGGGTCGTAAGACCAAAACTCACATGAGCGAACGCCAACTTAGGGAGTTCGCCAAGAAGTAAACCGCTGTTCTAGGCACCTAAATCACGGTGTGCTAAGGTCTGCGGCATGGCACGGAAAATGAGCATCGCAGGCCGCCAAGTTCTCAAGCTCTGCGAGGGGCTACGCCTCCATCGCTACGCGGATGCTGCCGGGAACGCTTCTATTGGATACGGGCATAAGCTCCTGCCCTCCGAGGAGGTGGGAAGCTTCGTGCGGATTGGCGAGGAAAAGGTCCCCTTTTCTCAAGGGCTTTCCATGAAGGACGCCAATAGGCTCCTCGAGCACGACTTGGAAAGCCGGGAGCAGGCTATTGAGCACCTGGTTCCCCAGGATTTGACCCAAGGCCAATTCGACGCCTTGGTGGATTTCGTCTACAACGTAGGGGTCGGGGCATTCTGTAGCTCGGGGGTCCTGCGACGCATACGCGCCGGGGAGCTTGAGCGGGTGCCCGAAGAGTTCAAGAGATGGGTATATTCGGACGGAAAACTCCTGCACGGTCTAGTAGACCGGAGAAGGTCAGAAATCGCGCTTTGGGAGGGTACATGAAAACCATTAGGTTACTCGTCGCACTCTGCTTGCTGCTCACCGGAGTTTCCTTTGCCGAGAATCTTCATTCGGAGGGAAACGCATATACCGCTAAGGCTGCGGATTTCACCGCCGTCCTGGGCGGGACGTATCTCATGGGATGGTCCGTGCGCGAGAGCGCAGGCACCCCAGCGGTGGCAACCATCATCATCCGCAACGGCGCGGACACCGACACGGGTACTGGTGGCGTCCAATGCGCTGCGTCGGGTGGGGTCACTCAAGTGGGTGGGCAAGAACTCGCCTTCGTGGAGCTTGCCGCAAACGCGTCTGATATTCAGATGGTCCCGAACATCTCGGCCCCGAAGGGCATCTGTGTGGATGTCGTGGCGGGGACGGTTGACGTGGTGCTCTACACCGGGAGGCCCTAATGGGTGAGCGCACCCAAGAGATTGTCAACGGCCTAAAGACGTGGGGGCCGCGAGACAATATCGCTACCAAGACGCTGTTCCTATTGCTCAGCGTTCTCGTCACCATCGCACTCGCCTGGCAGAACAGCGTGAGCCACGATGTTGCGGATCTCAAGACCAAGCATGCGAACGTAGCAGCAGATGAACGAGTTTTGGAGGAGCGCGTGTCAGGTCTGAAAGAGAGCTTGGGGCGAATCGAGTCTACACTGAATCAAGTAAACAGTAGACTCAATACCGTCCTGCAGGAGAGGCGACCGTGACGAAGAAGATCCTCAGTTTCCTCGGCGCGCTGCTATTCGCGGCGCAGACCGCGCTCGCGGTACAGACCAACCTTTCGAGTGCCTACGTCAGCACCGGGAACAGTCAGCAACAACTGACTGACCTAACCACCTCTGACACCTACACGGGCATCTCGCCGGATGTCACCGCCGTTCGATTCGTGCTTCTGACCCTTGCGGGTAACCTTTCGGGAACGCAAACGGCCACGATCACGATGGTGACGAAAAAGGACGGGTCGGTGATCGACACCCTCACCGTCACCGTCAATCCCGGCAATTTCACGATCCAACTTCCGGCATACGTGACGGGCCTTACCGTTGCGGCGCATTCCTACACGGCATTCATCACGCCGTCCGCGCACGCGGCGCTGACCTTCAGCACGAGTACATATCTCCTGGTTGCGACGCCCAGCGTGGACGTGATCGCCCCGTCCGGTGGAATTGCCGTTGGGGGCAGCCTCACGGGCGGCATCGATACTTATGTGCTGTTCGACGATGCCAACACCATTGGCGAAGACGCTGGCCTCACCTACAACAAGACCACCGACGTGCTCACCGCTGTGGGCGGGTTCGTCGGGGCGCTCACCGGGAACGTCACGGGAGACGTGACTGGAAATGTCTCGGGAAGCAGCGGCAGCACTACGGGAAACGCTGCCACGGCAACGGCGCTCGCCGCCGATCCGAGCGATTGCGCCGCGAACACCTACGCGACCACCATCGCCGCGAGCGGCAACCTGACGTGTGGAACGGTCACTCTCGCATCGGCTGACTTCGCCAACCAGGGCACCACCACGACGGTCTTGCACGGCAACGCGGCGGGCAATCCGTCCTTCGGGGCGGTGACGCTCACCACCGACGTGACGGGCACCCTCCCGGTGGGGAATGGCGGAACCGGGCTTGCTACCGTTGCCGCCGATCAGGTCGCCCTCGGCACGGCCCTGGACACGTTCACCGCCACCTCGATTGGTGATTGCGACGACACGGCTGGAAACCACCTGAACTACGACACGGCAACGCACGCCTTTTCGTGCGGCACTTCTTCGAGTGGCGGCGGCGGCTCCCCTGGCGGTGCTGACACTCACATTCAGTACAACAACGGCGGCGCGTTCGGCGGCGAGGCGAAGTTCACCTACGACGACACCACGGTGGTCGGGCGCGTTGCGGCAACAGGCGGAACCTCTGGATCGGGTGGCGGCGAAAGCGGCGCGTTGTTCGATATGGCAGGCACACTCCACGCCACTCCGGCAGCGAGCGCAGTCGGCGTCTATCAGAATTACACGAGCGCGGGCACGGCTGCTCAGAGCCAAATCGCCGTCGTTCAGAACCTCGCGGCAGGATACACGGGGTCCAGCCTCACCACCGCGACCAGCACTGTCAATCAGGCGGCGGGAACTGGCACGACCCTTCAACTTGGTGGAACCACCACACCCACGGCTAACGTGGGCCTTAGAGCCATCGCGAGCCCCGTCACGGCAGGAACGAATATTGCCGTTAACGGATGGGGTGGTAATTCCACCACGCTCAACATTGGAACCTACGCGCAAGCTACCTCCACCGCTGCGGGCACGAACGTGGGATTGCTTGGTGCTGCGGGAAGTTCGACCGAAGCCACCGGCCCAAAGAACATCGCCGTGCTCGGCACGTTGTCGAGTACCGATCCCTCAACGTACAGTTCGCAGAACGGTTCCTTCGCGGGCTACTTCGACGCCGGGACGTTGCCGGATAGCAACAGTAAAGGCTTCTACCTCACAGGCACGTTTCCGAGCGTTCCAACCGCGACTACACAGGGCGCTCACATTAATTTCACTGGTGCGGGCTCGACGGCACAAACCACCTACGCCCTCAATTCGGATTACAACGCCGGATACACAGGAGCGTCTACTACCGTCGCCGTGCGGGGTGTCAATGCTTCGGCGGGCACGGGGGATACCCCCGCTGTAGGATCTTCGAGCAGCCCTGTCGGAAACTTCGGCGGCAACTTCGCGGCGACTGCCGCGACCACCGGCCTCACGCTCGGGGTGCTGGGCACAGGCGGGTCAAGTACCGGAACCAACATGGGGGTTTACGGTCGCTCGGTCACGTCGGCGGCTGGCACCAACTACGGTGTGGTTGGGACGGCTTTCGGTTCGACCGAAGCCACCGACTACAAGAACATCGCGGGTCTGTTCACCTTAAATTCTACCCTCCCCTCGGGCGTGAATAAGAGCCGCGCCCTGTATGTGGACGGTGGAACGCTTGGCGACGGAGACAGGGTTGCTGATTTCTTTGGCACGCTCCCTTCCACGCCAACGTCTGCCCCCACGGGAATCAATGTCAGCATCACAGGAGCCGGAAGTACGGCACAGGCGCAACGTGCGGTAGTTGCTGCTCTCCAATCTGGCTACACTGGCTCGTCGTACACGGCGGTCCTTGATCTGTTCGGGAACACCGTGGGCACGGGTAGCACCATGAACCTGAACACGGCGACTGTGCCGGTTGGAAACTATGGCCTCAAGTCGCTCGTCAACGTCGCCAGCACGGGCCTCAACATCGGAACGCACGGCGAAGCGCAAGCGAGCACGGGCAGCAACATCGGCGGGTACTTCCGTGCTGACGGAACGAACGCCGGAACCAACGTCGGTGTGTTCGGGAACGCGGCGAACTCCACTGAGGCAACCAATTACAAGAACATCGCCGGGTATTTCTCGCTCAGCACGAGCGATCCCGCCGCCATCGCCTCCAACACGAGCGTTGCCCTCGCCGCAGACGGGAACGGGAGTGACATTTTTCGCGGGGTAAACGCGGGCACCACCAAAATGTACATCGGCCCGAATGGTTCGATCTACGTCGGGAACTTTGGCATCGCCAGCCTGCCTAGCTGTAGTTCTAGCACGAAGGGACTCCGCGCCACCGCGACTGACGCCAACGCGGCTTGCAGCTTCGGGTCCGCGCCTACTGCTGGCGGGACCACGGTGTGCCCGGTGTACTGCGATGGCTCCGCGTGGGTTTCGGGGTGACGCATGACCAAGACTGAACTCATTACCGAAGTCGGCCAGCGGCTAGGTGACACCGGGGCCAACAATCTCACGATCCTGGGAAACATCTTTGACCAGGTGATGCGGGAGATTGCGGCCCGGGGCGGGTTGAAGCAACTCAGGAAAGTTCACTCGAGTGCCTGGATGACCGCCTCCACGATGAACTACAACACTCAGAGTGTCATCACCGCCGTTGCGAGCCCCGACTACATTCTCGACATCATCTCGATCAGGGTACCTGCCTGGGGCGACCAAGGCTTCCTGGACCGCATGCGTGATTCCCTATTCGAGAAGTACCGTCACGTCTACACGGATAGCACCGGCACTCTTATCAACGGCCAACCGTTCGGATGGAGGCTCTACCCGAACGAGACTCAGTTGCAAATCATCCCGGCCCCGGATGCCACCGCAGCGACCGCCACGGCTGAAATCCTATACCTTGCGCCCCCGACCGCTCTTTCAGGTGGCAGCAACATCACCGAGCTACGCCAGGAGCATATCCCTTGGCTGTTGGCGGGATGCGTGAAGTATGGTGCCTCCTTCCAGGATGAAACCCGCAACGACATTCCGAGATACACCGCAGAGTTTGAGGTTGGCCTACGGAGGATGGTTGGAGAGGCAACCCGTGAAAGAGGAAAGTCCACCCGGGGAATTTACCGGGATGTTTAGCATTCGTGGCTTCTGGTTCGCAGTAGCCTACGTTGCAGCACGTCAGCGTATTGAGGAAATCCGTCAGCGCCCCCGTAAGCCATGTCTCCCGTGCAACCAGCGGCGTGCTCGTGCTAGGCTGCTAGCTTCTTTTGGAGAACAATGATGGGCACTTGTGGGATAACCGTTTTGCGTGATGGTCACCTTGAGCCATGCGGTAAGGCAGCGGTTGGCACTAAGGAATTTGGTACCTACGTCAAGCAACCGGAGCGCATCGTGGAAGCTCTCCCGGGGATCAATGTTCGCACTTGGAAGGAAAACGAGGTTGTCCCGCTGAAACTACCCTGTTGCAAGGAACACCTGTGAAACCCCGCTCCTTAGCGTTTCCGCAGTTTACCGATGGACTCTGGCTCCCTGAGTCTATCGACTACGGATTGCCCCCGAACGCCCTGATCGTGGCGAACGATGTTGAATACACCACGAGTGGGGGTGTACGTGGGAGACGCGGGATCTCGCAGTTTGCCGATTTGAGTGCTACCGGCTCCCCGATTCGAACCGTCTGGCGGCACTATCCCCGCACCGGAAGCGCGGTTACCCTGATCGCCCTGGACGTGGGGGCGAGCACTTCCTTCTACTACGCCACGGGCACCAGTAGCTCGTTCTCAGTGGCTACGGGCGGAACTGGATTTGCAGATGGGCTTCCCTGGTATATCGTCAACTGGCCCTCGCAAAATAAGAGCTATCTGGCAAACGGGTCGGACGCCCTCAAGAGTTTCGACGGTACCACGATTGCCGGGATCACCTCCATCGGGACTGCCGGTTATCTTGATCCCGTACCGGATGGTCCCTATCTCGCTGTTCATAAGTCGCGCCTGTGGAGCACGATTAGCACGGCGTTGAATTACCTCGTGTACGCCTCCGACTCGAACGATCCAACGGCTTTCTTAGCTACCAACTCCCTCAGCGCAAACGACTACCGGGGCGGACTTATCACGGGCCTTGCGAGCTACAACGACTTCCTTTTGATCTTCAAGTCGCAAAGCGTGTGGCGTTTCATCGGGGACATCGGAACGCTCACCGGAGCGCAATTGGCTCGTTATTGTGATTACGGATGCATCGCCCCGAACACCATCGCGGTTACCCCCTACGGGGTCATCTACGTAGGCGTAGGTGGAGTGTACCTGACGGATGGTGTCACTCCCGTCCCCAACGAAATAAGCCAACCGATCCGCTCTCTCTTTATGGCAAGGGACGCGGAAACTCAGTTTGCCACGGCTGTTGGCACCTGGTATCCCCGGCGCAACCAATACGTCCTGAAGCTCGACCCCACCGCGAGTGACGCCTACATTCTCACCAGACTAGACGTTCTCTACGAGAACCAATACATCGGTGCATTCAGTCGCCCCGTGTGGATTTGGTCGCATCACACCAATCTCCCCTGTGGTGCGGGTACCAATATGAGCCTCTGGTTCGGTGATTCGGATGACGGGCGGCTTCTGATCGGTGGCGCAGATGGCACACTCAGTATCATGGACACAGATTCGGCCCTGACGGACACCGGGGCGGCAACGATCACCTCGAAGATCCAAACTATGTCCAGGCCCTTCACGGGCGACGGACAGACCGGGCGCGTCTACGGGGTAAAGGCAATCAACCGAGACTCGGCAGCGTTGAGCGGAAAGCTGTACTACGATCAGCATACGAGCGCCGATTCCACCTTTACCATCGGGCGCACGCGCACGGTTATCCCTGAGTGGTCCCGAGCGCGACTGTACGATTTCGACAAGCAAGGGCGCATGGTGAGCGTGGAGCTTTCCAGCACGCGGAGCTACAACTTCGAGTTGAACCTGATTACCCTCGATCACATTCTCAGAAGCGAGCGGAAATGGGACGAGCCCGTTGGCTAGCGAACAGGTCATCACTCTTCCTCCGAACTTGGATTTGTGCGGATCGTCTACCGACCGCACCCTTTTTTTCCAACTTCTCAATCTAAACTTCGAGTTTCTGATCGAGCTTGCCCAAATCTATCAGGGCGTTTCGATCTCATTGCCGGGAATCCCGATGTTGTCGATTCCCGATATGCCGACCCTCATTACGTCCGAACAGCGTCCCACCGACCTAGCGTGGATTGGTGGACGCTATCCTACTCTCACGCCTGGGGGTATCTTCCAGGCGCAGGGTAAAATGCGCGGATTCGACCTGCCCGCAGTCCCAGGGTTTTCGACGGTCCTCGATAGCTTCTCGACGAACATCGAACTCCTTGCTCAGCAACTTCCCGGGGTCGTGGATCTCACGGCAGTCGTGCCGTTGCTCCTGATTGACCCCTGCTCCTATCCACCGGACGCGCAGGATTCGGTAATCGCTGCCATCACGGACGCGATCAACAACACCCTTGCGACCATCATCTTGCAGATTCAAACTGTGGCTGGTTGCCCCGATCCCACGCCCTACCAGGACCAATCGGACGCAACAAAGTGGAGTCACGAGGCGCAATCGTACAGTCTCGGCGCTTCGGGCACCGATACGTGGGCGAGCACGTCTTTCTTCGCGCAATGGTTCCTACCCGATCCGGCCCCCGATCCTGGCGGTGCCTTCGGCAAATCCGGCACCACGCTGACGATCCCGGCTTCCTTCTTCGGCGCTTGTGCTGGCGGGAGCTTGCGGGTCCAGATGACGGTTCGCGCCACCTTATCCATCATCTCGGCAGGTGTGTTCGCCGGGGGTGCTGGCGTGAAAATCACCGGCTCAACAGGATGGAGTGACGTGAACGTAGTTCGAGACGCCATCACGGATGGCCTTGGTAGCACCACCGTCAATGTCGATCAGACCATCTCGCCGCCCATCACGGGAGGCGCGGATTTCCAGTTATTCGTTGGTGTAGACATCGAAATGAGTGGCTTCTTCAGTGGAAGTTCGCTCGCGGGCTCCGGGCTAGTCGGTAACGTGGTGCTAACCCTGACAAATCCCTAATGATTGTCGGATTCAGAATGATGTGCTAGGGTGCCCGCATGGCTACTCAGGTTTTCGGTGCCAGCTATGGTGGGGGTTTGCCCCTCGTGGCGAACACCTACACTTCAAAGAGTGGCGGTGTTTTCGGTGGTGCCACGAAAAACCCTACTACTCTAGGGGGAGCTTTCGACGAGTATAAGAAGATTTTTCCGGCCCCAACGCCGGTTGATCTCACCAAGCTTCCGAAGATCACTGTTCCGAAAATCAGCGTTCCGCGCATCACGCCAGCCGTCGTAGCAACCCCGGCGGATCTTGCTGGCCGCCTCGACACGATCTACGCGCCGCGCATGTCGGAACTTGAGCGGGCGCAGGAGCTTTCTGACAAGGCGCTTGCCAGCCAAGCGGCTGCGGCGGGCCTGGGCGACTCGGGAGTGGCCATCGGCGCACGCCAGGTTCTCGGGGAGCAGTTCGAGCGCGACCGCACGGCCCTGATCGGCCAGAAGGCCAGCGACCAGTTGGCGACCGAGTTCGCGGTCTTGATGCAGAACGCGGCGAACCAGCAGGAGGCACGATTGCTGCAGGCGAATCTCGACGCCACGGCAAGTGGGGCCTACGCTCAGATGGTGATGCAGGGAAGCATGGCGGAAGCTGAGAACTACCTGGCAGCCATCGGTATCAACGCCGACATCGCCACCGCTTATCGGGATTCCTTCATGTCGTATTTCACGGAGAAGGAGAAGAACGACATCCTACGAAGTCAGCAGGGTGTTTCGTACTCCTCGATGATCCTGGATGCCATGTTGAAGCAGGCGGGCCTCGAGCTAGATGCAAGCAAGCAGCAGCAGGATTACAGTATCCAGCAGCAGCAACTCGCAGTCTCAGCCGCTCAGCCGGTCGGTGAGTTTGGGTTCAATCCAAAGGCGGCAACGACCCCGGTGATGACTCCACGCGGGTACGCGTACAAGCCCGTCTCGACTCCCACAACGAACACCAACCCACTCTTCACGGCCCAGGGCTCCCCGACACTTTCCGCTACGCAACGTCTCTTTGGGCAAGCCCGAACGAGTATTGGGGGATTGTGATGGCTGAGTCTCTTTTCGCCAGACAGGCCCGAGAAGACGAACTCGCCCGTAATCGGGCAGAGGCGCAAGCGAAGCTAGACGAGCTTCGAAAGCGGGCTACCCCCCCGGGGGGTAAGCCTATTTATCGTCTCAGGGCAGCGCGACCCGGCGTTCCGGCTCAACTCGTACAGGTCGGAAAGACTCCGATTGATGCCGAGGGCGCTCCCGTGCGCGAATGGGAAGCAAAACGTCGGGCCGACAGGATCTCCACCGATTTGCAATCGCAGGACGAGGCAACCGCCAAGAAGTACGATTCGGCTAACGCCGAGAACACGCTTCGCAGCGTATTCGATGCCTACGACGCTGCCAACAGGCAAGAGCCTGGTACTTCCTTTGCTGCATATCAGCAGACCCTTGGATCGTCGCCGGGGGCGGAAGGCTCGATCAAAACGGTTCCCATCGTAACGAAGGTCGGAGATTACGTTCGCACCTTTGCGCCAGGAATGTGGCAGAAATGGAATGATGCCCTACGAACCACGACCACCGCGAAGATCGCAGAAGCCGGTGTGACGCCACAGGGTAGCGAAATCCTGGGGCTTGGCGGGCTCCCGAAGGTCAACACCCTTTCTGCTGGTGACGCAAGCAAATCCATCTTCCCCGTGGACCCGGAGTTGGCTAGGCGTGCTGCATCGGGACAGGACGTTTTCGTGGGTCAAGGAGAAGACGTAGCTCGCCTTGCAGGGCCGGGACACCCGGCGACCGCTAGCACTCCCTCGTCGGAGTTCTTCTCGAGCCGTGGCGGTCCCACTGGCGATGGAGCACCCGCATCGCCGGGATCGCCCGGTATCTCTCGTGACGAGCGCCTTGGCATGCTTGGCAGCCAGGGTGACAATCAAGGGGGTGCTGGTATCTCCCGCGAACAACGCATGGGGATGCTGAACGCCCCTCCCCAGGAGAAGGGGGCTATCGAGCATCTGTCGGAGCTTGCCCACAAGTTTGGGAAGCACATTTTCGACTTGGAGCGCGGGAGACGCGAACTCGAGGCTTCGAAGAAAGCCGAACAAGAAGCCTTCTCGGGTCAGCATCGCTGGCGAATCCCGGATGCCATGACTCGCTCCTACAAGCTCGGCCCCTCCTACGAGGATCTTGGCATCGGTGGACCTACCGCAGAGGCCGGTGCGGCGGCCACGAAGGCGCTCGGGGAGTTCGGGGCTCAGAAGTACAAGCTCGGTCCCTCCGAAGCCGAGATGGGCGTTGGTGGTCCTACCGCTGAAGCTGGTGCCGCTGCCGTGGGGGCTCTCTCTGCCGGTGCTATGGAGTTCGGGAGCAAGATCGCAGATGCCCTCAAATCCGGCGTTGGCAAGATGCTCGAGCCGAGTGTCAGACAGTCCCTCGCAAGCCGCTCTGCGCAGGCTTGGGATCTGGCATCCCGGATGCGGTCGCAGGGGTATTCCGTCAGCGACATTTACAACCGCCTACTGGAAGATTTCCCCGACCTTCACGACCTACCCAACGTGGGATAAGGTGGCAGGGTGTCGGTTTTAGACGACATCTTGCACTCGGTCGTCGGCCAAGACGACGTTCTCGGTGCCGCTGCACGCGGCGAGAGTGCCGCTCCTTCGTTCGCCCGCAAGGCCCTGGCGACCGGAGCCCGAATCGTGACCCCGATTGCGGGTATCACCGCTGGCGGGGCTCTAGGTGGCCCCGTTGGCGCAGCGGGAGGGGGTGCTATTGGGGGAGCCCTCGGAGAGACGATTGCCCAGCAAATCGAGGCCCCGGGGCAGAAACATAAGGTAGCCCCCATTTTGGCCGAAGCGGCGCTTGGTGCCCTTCCTTTTGGCAAGGTTGCAAAAGGCTTAGAGGAGGTTCTGCCCGCCACGAGGCTTGGCAAGACTCTTGCTACGGCTGGTGAGGCGGCTCTTTTCGGGACGGGGGCCACCGAGGTGCAAACGGTTGCCCGTGAGGGGCGCACCGCTACCCCGGGCGAGCTTGCCACGGGGGGCGCAGCCGGGGCGGTGCTCGGCGGGCTCCTTGGAGCCGTAGGGCATAAGCCAGGGCGTGCCGCCGTCCCCGAGAAGCCGGTGGCTCCAACCGAAATCGAGGCCGGGGCGAAGCAGCAAAACTTCCCCTTCTTCGAGCCCCCCACAAAGAACGACATCGCGGACGCCATCGCCAACGACGTGGCGATCCGGGATTACGTTAAGGAGGGACGGGGCATCTTCCAGGTTGCCTCTGTGCACGACATCGGTTCGATGCTCGATCACATTG